TCAACTCTCCCTCCAATATAATTTTCCATATACCCAGTCCAGCAATTTTAATGCGATCATTCCTGGTGCAAGCATTACCAGCACCACCAAAAAGAAAAATCCGGCCAGCGCTGTTGCCGCAAACTCACCTTTCCTGGTTTTATCGCACCACTCAGCTCTCGGACATATTCCTTCATCAGTATAGCACTTGCCATCGCATTCGACTCCTCGCTGCCACATCTCCCTCACCCCTTTTCTGCAAGGGCTTTTCCAACTGCTTCCATAATGTTCTCTGCCTTTGCTGGTCCGATTCCCTTTACTGTCAAAAGGATTTCTCTTAGCTCATCTGCCTTCAATCCTTCGGAGTCTTCCTTGCCCTGGTTATATGCGTTCATGTAATACCGCGACAAGTAGTTGGACATATCCTGGTGGTCCATTTTCTTAATTTCCTTGTACATCTTTCGGTTCAAAACCATCTGCTTTGCCATGACTACTCACCCTCTCTTCCGTCAATTCGATATACTGCATCATCGTAATAAGGGTATATCCGTCCATTATTTCTTCCGGTTCTTGTATCTCTGATGCGGAACGGATCTTCTCCTAAGCCATCTACTTCCTTTCCCATGAATACTACACCTTTTCCGCTCAGCGGATGATTTTTGCATCTAAAGTGTACAACATCGCCCACCTGCATCTCTCTTCCATCTTTCGCATATTTACCTGTTTTCATGTCTCGCCTTCCTCTACTTTCCTTATGATCTTTAACTGTTCCAACGGAACAAGCCTTGTTTTATTGCACCCATATGCTACAATGGCAACCTTTTTCTGCTCTATATCATTTCGGTTTACAAAATCAACTTCTACTCCATCTGGCCTGCAAGCACTATCACAAAACAATTCTGCTTTCAGCGTAATAAGCTTCATACCTATGACAACGCCTACAAATCTCTTCTCCACTGCCTCGTAATATGTTTTTACGAAATCGCTACCGCCCCATTCTTCCGGTTCTACTTTTCTTTCCTTTTCTTCGGCATTTTCGTCAACATAGTAATAAACATCGGAGTATTGTTCAGAGTGCCGGATATATTTTCCGTCCTTAATTCTTTTCATATAAGTATTGCACTCTACAACTTGAAACATATATTCATTATTCCTGCGTAATTTCACTGCATGTCCGCCTCCTGTCTCTTGCTGCTGATCTAAACATCATAAGCAGCATTTCTGATACTGGTCTGCTCCGATCATGTCTCTTGGCTTTCTTTATGCAGGTTAATTCTGTTCCATCCAAAACATATACACCAACGTAGTGTGGGACCTCCAATGAAATCGTTGCGTAAATCTTCTCCGGCATTACCAGGTAATTATAATCTCCGAGGAAATTCAATCCATGCCCCGAGCGAAAATCCTCTACAGATGATTTCACTTCATAACAGTAAAAGTCTCCTTTTTCTATTCCGGACACCGTATTATTAACCGGTTTATATCTCATATAATCAACTCTGACTGCATGGTTTGTGGAGTAATCAAATGTCACTTCCTTAGCCCAATATATCCGGGGATCATTGTACGGATTGATTTTCTTTTCAAGTGCCAGAGACAACGTAGCTGTTATCTCTGGTCTTCTGCTCACTCTTTCTTCTCCTTTCTGTACAGTTCAGATGTTCCATCCAGCACCTGACGTTCCTTTTCATCTTCAAAATACCAACCATACGGCTCAAACACCTCATATCCTTTCAAGAGTGCGTCTCCTTTGTTTTTATTAAAGACCAAGTTGTAATCATACGGTTCGTTGCAAATTTTCATTGAATTGTGCAAAATAATCATCATCTGATGTAAGGAACTAAGTTTTCCCGCTGACTCATCTGCTGCTTTTTTCTCTTCTGGTGAAGATTCATAGTAGCTCTTTTTCAAATAGAAATCTCGCACTGTGCTTGCATAAATGTAACTGCCAAGTGCCATCATAGCTTCCCATATCTTTTCTTTTACTTCAGATTCATCTTTAACCGGGCTGATTTTCCCCGAAATAATATTCTCCAGAAATTCTTTTCTTCTGGCACTGCTTTCTTTTAATATCGCTTTGATTTTCCTTTTTGCCTGATCCTTTTCCTTTTGCTCTTTTTCCCAAGGTGAAAGTTCTTTCTTTCCTTTTGGAATTTTTGTAATAATTCTCAAGCTACGATAATATACTAAGAAAAATTTTTCTTCTTCTGTCTTCGGAAGTTTGATCTGCTCCGGAACGTCTTTGTCTAACTCATACTCCTTAATAGTATTCCATTTTCCGCTCCAAATTTCATTTTCTGCTGACTTCGGGGCAGCCTTAATGCCTTTCTTCTTCAACATCTCTTTCAGTTTTTTTGCATTTTCATTTCGTTTAGCTTCTGCTGCAGCTGCTTGCGCTCTGCTCACCAAGTCTCTTGAACTGGTTGCTTCTCTGAGAATTTTATCCCTCGTCTTAATATCTTTCACTTTTTCCAGTTCGTATAAATCCTTCAGCGTTAACTGAAAATTTTCATCCTGCTCCTTCTTTTTAAGTTCATCCTGGTTTAGCTTCGCAATATTTAACCTACGGCGAATGGTAGTCTTGCTGAATCCAGTTTTCTCAGCAATTTGTTCCTCGGTATCTCCCAAATCAAGCATAAGCTGAAATCCCTGGGCCTGCTCATAAATTGTCAAATCGCTGCGCTGCATATTTTCTTCCAGCATGATTGACAACTGTTCTTTTCGGCTTAATCCTTCAGCGATCCTGCATGGCAATTCTTCCAGGCCTGCTAACTTTGATGCTCCATGCCGGCGGTTCCCAATCAACGCATAATACTCTCCAGGCTGTTCTTCTACCGGAACAACCGTTAAATTCTGTAAACACCCCTGTTTTTTCATCGATTCTGCCAGCTCCGTCAAATCTCCGAGATCCTTTCTTGGATTCTCCGGGTGCGTATGGATGTGATCTATTCCGATATAAACTATATCTCTTCTTTCTTCCATGGCTTTTCTCCTCATTCTCATATATGAACGGCGGCTTTCCAGCCGCCATATCAGTTACTCAGTTTTCAGTTTTCTAAAATAAGCGGAGCGGAAACCGAGGCTGCCGCTGGCGTTAGTCCGAGGGTTGACCAGGTCCACGTAGAACACGCCAGCATCGGAAGTGTTGCTCCAGAAGCCCCCGCAGCGCGGCAAATATTCTCCCTCAGTGCTATCAATATAGCAGTAGGCTTCCGGCTCTCCAGGATACAGAGCCAGCTCTTTCAGTGTTTCGCTCTCGCAATCAATATTAACATCTTCCCATCTACATCCATCGTATCCCTCTTCGTGATCACTTTCAGCAAGGAATTTGATACCGCCATCGGAAACGCTTACTCTAATAGACTTTCCGGAATCATCTCTTACCGGTTCCCAGTTATCTCCTTCAAGGGTAAGATCAATATCCAATGCTGCATCGTTATTCTTTGCCATCTCCAGCTGTCCATCTTTTATTCTCAGGCCTCTTACCATTTCCCATACGTTTCCGGACAGATCGTGAACGCCTTCCAATGTATGATCGTGGGTCCATGTTGCCGGTCCTGATCCGGTTTTGGTCTTTCCGGATTCTCCTGCTGACTCTCCGTGTTCTTCCGGGTTTGCATGGTACTTTCCATAGTTCGTATTGCCATGTGGCAAAGTACCATTCTTCAAGCTGAGGTTCGCAAGTAATCCCCATTCAGCTCTTGTCATAAGATGCCATCCCTCTCCCTTTGAAAAACAAGCTCTCGCCGCCTCATCATTGGTAATTCCTGTCCATGGCTTCTGCATTGGCAGGCTATAAGGCTTTCCGTTAATTTCGCAGTTCTCATAGACAGAAATGTAAATTTCATCGTATTCTTCATCTCCAATGATAAACGCTGCATTTGTTTTATCGCTTCCACCGAACAGCTCCTTATTTGTCACCTTGCGGAATCTGTGCATGAATGACGGGATGCCGGCATTGTCGTAAATTGCCACTACTGCGTGTTCCAGGTTTCCGCTGATGAAATGGGTAGGTGTGATCTGCTCCTCAGTATTCTTTTTTTCGGAAGGTCTCTCCTGGATTACCGGACAAATATTGATCTGCATATCATCTCTTGCCGCATAATCCTTAATTGCTTCCATCTGCTCTGCAACGAATTTTCTCTTTCCTTTAAACTTTGCTGAAAACTCACCATTCATAAACTTTGCTTTTGCCATGTTCTTTTCCTCCTATGCTGTGGCCAATTCTCTATTCAAAAGTATCTCAAATACTTTGAACCCATAGATAAATCCCTGCATTTCTGCCTCGATTGCAACTCCCATTACCGAGTCCTCTACTTTTCTTTTGGCTGCTACATCATCATTCAGCCCGCCCATTGCCTTATAAAACTCTTCGTATTTTGCCCCAAGCTCTTCGATTTCTCTATTCTCGATTGCCGGGCCTTCTATAAACTGGTCGAACAGATTCTTTATGTAACTGCACTCTGTTCTGGATCTTCCCTTCATCAGGATATTTTCCTGCGTTTTTACTCCATGGAAATGCTGTGCGATTAAATCATTAAATTTCCCAAGTCCTTCCACGAAAGCCTTACTACGTTTTTCCTCGGCACATATCTTTTCAATGTAAAGCTGGCAGCCTTTTTCACTCAGTTTCCAGATTGGATGTTTTCTCTGGTTTCTATACGGTCTATACGCAATCTCGAACTCCTTCTTTTCGTCTTCGGACGCTTCTGCATTGTAAAACCGAGAAATCCGATTGAAAATTCTCGTGTGCGTACTCTGGAAAATTTTTGCGATTTCCCAACTGGTAAGCGGCTCTGCAGGTTGCGTTGTTCCCTCTGCTACTTTTCGGATAAGCTCTGCGGCCTTTCCGATTTCTTCCGGCGTGATCTTAATTTCGTTCATCCTTCCAACTCCTTTCTCAAAGCCTGCAGAAGAGGATGCCAAGGCCTGGCTCCTCTCATGCGCTTCACGACTTTTCTCAAATCAATCTCTTCCTTGCTGATGCTTTCCATTCCGATCAGCTTATCGCTGTTCCAACGGATCAGCTTATCCTTGAATCCATCGGTCAACTTTACTTCTCCAGCTGCGCACTGTTTGTCCTCGAACATGACCCACTTTTTCCCATTAAGGATGCAATAACCAACAATCATCTCTTGTCCTCGCTTTCAATATCAGCGCTTTCTCCAGGAAAACAATTTCCGCAATATTTCCATACCTTATTCCCTACTTTCACGAATGTAGAATAGGTTGCCATATATTTTCCTGTCTTCGGGTTTAATCTACTGTCGTAAGGTTCTCCTACCTGCAGATATCCTGCTCCCATATTTCTCGGTGGCAAAATATTCAAGAAGTACCAGTAGACATCTTCGTCCACCAACTCCCCAGGCTTGCAAAAATCATCCCAGTTTTTCCCGCTTTCTTCCCATCCTTTAAGTGTCTTGATCTCTTTCTGCTTTTCTTCGCTCATTCTCTGCATACTCCCTTTCTTTTATTGCTATGTAGTCTTTGACATGAAACCCATTCAAAATATTGATTGCCTGCAGTTCTGATAGTCCGCACCTCCCTTGAAGTTCCTGCCGCAGTTCTCTTCTCTCGCCTGTATCTTGCCTACCATTTTCCGGAAGATTTTCTGCCAATATTCTGTATTCATTGGCGATTTCTGCTGTGAGAAGTTCTGGCATTATACAGCCTCCAGTTCTTCTTTCACTCGGTTCAATGCGTATTTGCCGGCCGGATTCAACATTCTCTGCCATGCCCCCTGGGATGGTGCCCATTTAAAACCGTTCTTTTTCAAAACAGCTCTAACATCTGCCTCCGGCTTTTCATCAAAAATAATCTGTAACCTCATAGCTTCCGCATTCTCAACAACCTTGAACAGTTCAAATTCCGTTTCTTTTGTTCCCTTCTCCTTGACTGCTTTCAAGCTTTTCAACCTCTCCTCTACTCTATGGATATTTGCGTTGTTGTTCTGCAGGGCGTATGCTGGAAATCCAACTCTTCCCATAAAATCCGGGGTTCTCAGTTCCTGGATCTGCTCATCGGAATACCCAAGGGTTTTAAGCTCCTCATCTCCCTTTTTGGTATTCTTCAAGCGGATGGCTTTATTGACAGCTCTCATTCTTTCCTGGTTTTCTTTTAAAGCATCCAGCTTCTCTTCCAGGCGTTCTATAGCGTCCTCATCTGAGGATTTGATGATATCCTTTCCTCTCAAAATACCCTTGATCTTATCCAGAATTTTCTGCGTCTCAGTATAAAACTGATGGTTCTTCTCCCAAGCCTGCACTTGTTTCTCTTTTTTCTTCACTGGAAAATTGCCGGCACCCGAAATCATAACTGAAGGACATCTGCAACCGATATTACTCTCCCGGTTCATGTACTCGGCCATTCTCTTTGAATATCTCTTTGCCAATGCTTCAACTCTATCCGTTTCTCTCGGTCTTGCTTCTGCAACTTTCTCTGCCAAGTCATAGGCTTTATCGACATATCCTCTGTATTCTTCTGTCTTGCTGCCTACCTTATAATCGCTCATAGACATCATATCGTGTGCGATTCTGGCCTGTTCTTCGTTGATTGTGCAATATAATCTTTCCATTTCAGCACCCTCCCTCAAACTCTGTCATTTTCTCTCTGTCGAATTTCATTGATGGATAAATACAATATCCGCTACGTCTCGTTCTTCCAGTCGATTTTGCCAGCCCTTTCGCCTCTAAGAAATCCACTACCCAAGGACAATTATTTGTATCCACGTATGCTTCATTTTCTGCTAATGCTGAATCGCATAGACAAACGGTAATTCTTGCAACTGGCCCCTCTCTTCTGCTGAAGATTTCAACTGCGATACTGCCATCCATCTGATACTGTCCTACTCTTAATGTACAATCTGTATATGTTGCGTAACTTGTCTTAACCTCTAATAATGCCATGCTATATTCCTCCTAAAATTATGCTGTGATCGGCTCTCTGTGCTTTTCCATTCTCACATCAGCTCTTCCTGCAAGATTCTCTCGGTACTCTCTGAGGCTTCTCTTTGCATCTGATCTGGTATATTCGCTGTTCTCACATTCCCAGCCATATCCCCAGTTTGTCATTTGTCTTTCTCTGATAGCTCATTCGTACTCATTTCTGCAAGTGTGATTCTATCTCGTATTTGCGAGCTATGTAGGTAAAAAAATTACACCAATGCCTCTATAATTGCCTGTCTTACTTCTGCTATCATATCTGTTTCGCTCTCTGCCATCTTCTTGTAAAATGATTCTCCTGTTTCTGCATATTTTTCAGCAAAATAGCTTCTTCTTTTCTCCATTTCTCTGATTCTTTCTTCTGCTACCTTGATATCATTTTCTAATGTTGCCATAATATATACCTCCCAAATGTTTTATTTATTGTTTGATTATGTATATATTATAACTCGCACTTGCGTATTTGTCAATAGTTTTGCTCTATTATTTCGAGTTTTTCTCGCACTTGCGTTTTTCAATTTTCACATCATAGCCAGCAGCCTTGACAATCCTCACGAAATTCTCATATCTCATATTTCCGGAAATTAGTCTGCTCACTCTCTGTCTGGTGATTCCCATTTTCTGAGCCAGCTGGATCTGTGTCATTCCTTCCTTCTCCATCATTTTATTGATGATCTCTGCCGCATCTTCGCCTCTGATCTCCGTTACGGTTTCCCTCGCCGGATAAACTACCCTGCTCATTTCTAAACGCCTTCCTCTTTCAAAACCTGTTTTACTGCATCTTTCATTGTGTCTGCAGATGCCACATTTGCATCCTGGTTCTTTCTGTACAGGCTTGCAATCTTGCAGATAATGTCCGAATTATCGCTTAAACCTCCTGCAATGCCTTTAGGGACTCCCCAATACTCACAGAACTCTTCCAGGGCATTTTTTATATCTTCTGTCAAGTATTCTTCTGCTCTGATTCTGTATGCCTCTTCAAGTTCAGCTTCCGTCAGCTCAACTTTCACCGTTCTTTCATCGCAAATAGCAATGCCGTCATATTCTCCGACCTTGCTTGCTATGGTTCTTTCAATTACCATGCTTTCCTCCATTCATCAATACAGCTACGCCTTCTGGATAATTTTCATCAAACCAATGCCAGATTTCTATTCTGTCTGTCCCTTCTGGAAATCCCAGGAACTCTTCCAGGATAGCATCTGCGTTATCAATAGGGATTTCTCCAAAGATCTGCCACAGCTTTTCCAATTCCTGGCTGCTGAAGCAGTCGGAAAAATCAACTGTTGCAATGCTGTCCACTTCCTTACACCGAGGACAATATTCCTCATCATTTCCATAATGCAGGCCCAGGTCGGAATCTCTTCCGATCCACCCGCACTTCTTACATCTCCGGATCAACATTTCCCATTGCCTCCCAATCTTCTGTCAGTATCATCGTCTCTCTTTTTACGAATGTTGCGGTGCTTAAATCAATTCCACAGAAATTTTCCCGGTTTCTCACCTTTTCCTCGAAGCGTTTTCTGCAAAGCAGTTCGTTTCCGAATACCCCTCCAAGCTGTACATATCTTCCATCGTCAGTCCGCTTTGCCAGCACTGTGTACTCTGTGTCTGGAGCATTTACGGTAACAAGTCTGCTCTGTTCTTCCTCTCCTGCAGCCCATTTTATCTTCTGACCACATTTCTCGCAGTAAGGCTTCTTCCTCTGATCGACTACTCTTTTAGCAACAATTCTTCTCTCTCCCACAATGCTGCTGCAGCAAGGACAGCGAAACCAGTTATTTACCTGCGTTTTTGCCTCGCCATGTCCATCCGCATAATCAACGAATATCACACTTCTTTCGTTCATGCAGAGGACCGGCGGCATTGCTACTGATTTCTTTAATGCTTCCAAAATTCCCTGATCGTTCATAATCCTCTTTCCTCCATACAATCATTTACCAACTCTCTGATAACATCCAGGAGTTTATCTACTGCCGCCGGTTCTTTCTCGTATTCATCTCCGGAAGCAACATTCTTTACAGTTTCCCGTATTCCCATTTTGCTGAAACATTCAGAGCATAATGTAACTGATCTTGTGCATCCATCCCAACTCTGCGGGCTTGGAATAGTGATCTTAACGATTTTCTTTGAAAGCCTTTCGTGCGGATCAATCTCCGCTTTACATCTATCGCAATACTCTTTTACCATCTTCTTACCTCACTTTCTTGCTCCAACGTATAATAAAAACAACAGCATCAATATAGCTCCCATACTCTCGCCTCCTATAAATATGATCTTCCGTATCTCTTCCGGAATGCTTCCTTGGCTTTTCTTGGTTCCTGCTGGCTATTGGCAGTAATCCACTCTTTTTCCCAAATTGCCTGTCCGAGCATTTTTGATAATCTCTCGGCCATTGGATTTTCATGGATTCTGCAGAGCTTCTGTCCCATGTTATGACAATTATTGCAAACTGGGATTTTCAAGCCATCCCTTTCACTAAGTTCTCTACCTGCAGTTCCAAAGATTAAATGGTGTTCTGCTTCTGCCTGTCTTCCGCAGAAAATACAGATTTCCGGATATTCTGTCACAATTCCTTTGCTCATTCTCTTACCTCAGCTATATACAATTTCTTCAAACAATGCGTATTGGATAATTTCGTCTGCTGCAATTTCATCAATCATTCCTGGATCAACTCCCCAGGTTCCATCATACCGTCTTGCAACTGGCATATAATCTTCTGAAAAGTATTTTATCAACCCTGTCTTAAAATTTTCTAACGTCAGGGAGCGATATGTTTCCTCCTCAATTTCATACAATTCCAACTCGCCGCCTCTGCTGATCTGCTCGCTGGCGTATTCTCCGAGATACCTCCCTACTACGTTGACTTCTGAACACCAACACTGCAACGTTGAACTGTCTAACGCAGTTGACATGATATCGTCTACATCTTCTTGTGTAATCACGATTTCTGCCGTTATTTTTAAGATAATATCATCCATCTTAATCCTCCAATTCCGTGCCGCATACCGGGCACTTTTCAATCTCTTTATCATAAGTCTGAACATATCCTGCGCAATGCGGACACCAAGCAATTTCACTATTTGCTTTCCAGTCTTCCAGCAAACTTTCTGGATTCTGCCAATCCAGTTCCTCGAACATTGTCTCGGCCAATTCTTCATCTCCGGCAAGTATTTTCAGTATGTCGTTCCTTGTATACTTTTCGTCCGACAATTCCGGAATATAGCAAACATCGTCTGGCCTGTTCTGAAAAGCATCTTCATCCTTGAATATCCATCCTTGCCGGTAATAATCCCTGTCGATTATCTCTGGCTTGCTTCCATTTTCCGGTGAATAACTTCCGATCAGCAACGGAAGTCGCACCTGGCTTAACGCCTCACATAACTCCAGTATCATATTTTCAATAGCTTCTGCATCTTTTACTAGCTCTCTGGTCGATGGAACGCCGCTTATGCCATTGTGCCTTGCTTCAATCCACATCTCTATGTGTTCATCCACATCGAAGTCTTCATAATACATCTGCAGATTTTCCTTGAAGCTCTTTGCCTGATCCTTTTCTTTGAAATCAATTATCATCGAAAAGTCTTCTCCTGCCGGAGATGCCTGCCCGATTTCAACATATGTCCTTCTATTATCCGGTTCAATATATGCATCCCAGTTCCAGCCCATTTTCTCTGCTTTACTAAGAAGCATTTTCAATCCACTTGATATTTCTTTGTATTCTGCCATGTTTTCACCCCTCAGTGTCCGAATAGTACGCATCAAATGCAATGCCAGCATTAATCAACTTATCTTCCAGATAGTTTCCATAACACCAGCCATCACCGTCTTCCCAGTAACTATCCCATGCTTCCTGCAGAACTTTCTCTGCTCTCACAGCATCTTCTTCACTCACAATGAAAATGCAATCCATCCATTCATTCATTTCTGAACGGATTCTAATGCAGGTGTCCTCAATTCTCTCTACCATATCAGCGCCAAACCTCCTCAAATTTTAAAAATTCCAAGTCTTCATCGCTATAGCCATTAGTTCTCAAATATGCCTTTGCTTCTACCTCGTTTTCAAACAGCTTTACCTTCCGGCCTTTTTCCATCAACCACTCATAAGGGTTCAGCGTTATTCCTTCGATGTGTCGGCCTATGCAGATATACTTCCTGATTCCTACCCATTGAAAAATCTTCTCCTTTGCAAATTCTTCAATGGCTTCCTGGTATGTTTTCTCCGACTCATCCCAATCGGTTCGCCCGTAGTTTTCTTCAAACTCATTGGCCCAAACCACAAACATTTGCTTCCAACCCATGCTGTCTGTTTCGCTCAGCTTTGGAAATTCTTTCTGCAGATTAACATATGTCCATGTAATCTCAATCAGATTTTCCGTTGCTCTATTAAACTCTGTCTGCTGAATATCTGAATATGCCATCTTCTCACTCTCCTATGTAATAACAAGTAAAATTCCAATGGTCCCCGAACTCGTAGTAAAGTCCTCTCTTCTCAAAGATTCTGTCGAACTTTTTCTTGATTCCTGGGTTTGTACCGTACCAGAGCATATGACAAACGGTGCCTTCAAAAGCCATGCTGAGGATATGATCTTCTGCCACATTCTCAAAATATCTTCTTGGGTCCTCGTTTTCTCTCACAACCAGATGTTCCGGATCATTGTAATAAAATTCGCCTGTCTCCTTGTCGTGTGTGTCGAAGCATTTTCCATTGAAATAAATCTGAGTGTCCACCCACATATCGTGTTCCAGGAGAAACGTCCGAATCTCCACTGCAAGTTTTTCAATCTGCTTCTGTGTCAGCTTTGCTACCGTATTCATGCTGTTGCCACCTTTCTCTTTTTTCTTAGTAATCTGATTAAATGTTCTTTTGCTTTCTGGTACTGTTCCTCTGATTTTTCATCCGGATAAAACATATCCATTTCGTACCATCCATCATATCCATGATTTACCTCGAAGCCGTCATCCATAATCATTACTACACATCCCCATCCATGATTTGATGTCTCGAATGATACGAATGCACTTGTTTTCTCCTGGGCTTTCATTGCCAGTCGAAACAACTCTTCAATTTTCTTTTTCATCCTGCCACCTTTACCTTTCTGCTATGTAACGCATATATCATAGTTCCTCGCCCCTTGCCGGCCACCTTTGAAAATTCCTCGTCTGACATCGGATTCATATAAAACTGCACCGCTGTCAGCTCATCCTCTGTGTTGTAGATCTTCACTGCATAAAGCACATGGTCGGCTCCGGTTCTTCTCAGCGTTTCCGCTGCGCTATTCTCAAAATCTCGAAGGATTCCAGGAAGCTGAGAGAGGGGCATCTGCCCTCTCTGTACGCAACCGGCCAGGTCTTTCATACTCCATCTGATTGTTTTTCCCATGCCCTTACGCTTCCTTCTTTTCTGTTTTCTTAGTTCTTGTTCTCTTTGTCGCCGGCTTCTCTTGTGTCGCATTCTCTGTCTTCGGCTTTCTTGCTCTTGGCTTTTTAACCGGTTCTTCTACCGCTTTCTCTGCCGGCTTCTCTGCTGGCTTTTCTGCTTCAGCTGCCTGCTCTGGCAAACGCTCCTGCAATTTGTAACGCTTTCTGATGGATGCAATCATCAGTTCAACTTCCGCATTTACCAGTTCCTTTTCTTCATCCGTCAGGCCTGCAACCAAGTCTTCTGACTCCTGCCAGTATCCTGCGTTATCCAGGAAACGATCAATTACCTTCTTTGCTCTGTCGTGTTTAACATCCCATTTCATCCTGCAATCCCTCCTACTTCTTCAAATTCAAAAACGCCGATGCTCTTGATAAATTTCTTCGATGTCTTCATCCCTCTTCCTACCTGCTGACCGCTGATATACTGCCGGAGATAATAGCCACCAACCAGTTTTACAACTTCCCATACCTTCTTTTCATTCCATCGATCCCTGTAGTAAGTTCTTCGTACTGCCAATGTTTATGTCCTCCTACTTGCCTATCTCAATGTGGCTTCCAAAAGATTATCAACTACTCTGATATCCACAACCTCTCTGTCCATCAGTTCATCCATCTCTTCACTTTCTAAGAAGTATTCTGGAAAATGTTCTGTGCGGAAGCTCGTTCCGTACAGTTTTACAACCACTCTGATTTTTGTATCTTGCGTAGATGCCATTACAATGTCATTTAACTTCATTTTTCCTCCCTCACTCTCTCACAGCCACTCTTCAAATCTTTCTGGATCAAGGCTTTCCATTCTGTCAAATACCAGGTCGATCATCGGATGACCACTTGGAAGCTGATTGAACAATTCTATGCAGCCATTAAAATCCAATTTCTCGATCATATCTTTTGCTTTCTTCATCAGTGTTTCCATCTTCTTTCCTCCATCTCATCTACTGCCAGGCCGATCACTGCTGTACCATTTGCCATTACCAACCAGAAGTTTAACGGCTCCATCCCGGTTGCCATTCCCCATGAAAAATTGATAAACAGCAACACTGTCAAAAATCTTCTCAGCTTTTTCATTGCTTTCTGTCCTCCTATATGGTAGACTTGATAGCCAAGGGGAGTTACCGCTCCCCTGCTACCAAGGAACTGTTTGGTTCGATTTACTTAATCCAATTTAAGATCGCCGTAACAACTGCTAAGAGCATTGTTACTATGGCAACTACGATGCTGGTCAGGCTCTCGTAAAACTGGATTTTAAGAAGTCGTTTCTCAAGCAGTTCTTTTTCTTTGTCTTCCGGTTTCTTTCTTTTTGCCAACTGGTGTTCTCCTTTCAGATTATTTAATCAATCTCGCATTTGCGAACCATTTGGGTAAAAAAATAACACCCACCTGTTTGGTTCTTGTGTTTTGTTTGATTATGTATATATTATAACTCGCACTTGCGTATTTGTCAATAGTTTTGCTCTATTTATGCAAATTATTTTCGCAACTGCAACATTCAATAACTAATAGTGAGAATAAAAGAAAAAGATAGAAAAAGATTTAGATACAGAAATAGATATAGAGTAATAGTGACGTGACGGTTTCGTGACATTGATGGGACAATGTCACACGTTTTTTATTATAATATGAAGATTTTCCTTTATTTATAAGGCTTTGCGCATTTGTATCTTATCCTCAACTGAGTGTGGATAATGTGGAAAACTCGATTTTACGAACATTGGAATTACTGGTTGACTTTTTTGTCTGATACGCATATACTGAAAACAGCTAAGGGTAATGGCGATTATCCAATGAGCAAAACGAAAACCCCGGAGATGGATCAGATCTCTGGGGTTTTCTATTCCGTTATGTAGGTGGCTTATGCCTTAGGCTGCTATGCTGCCTATTTGTCTTTTCTGTCCAGCCATTTGCAAATGTAGTAGCTAATTACATTTACTGCGACAGGGACAAGAATAATGGCGATTATTTTATCCAATGATTTCACCTCCTTTCTGCTGGAGGTTCGGCAGCTCTTTAAGAATATCATATTTTTCACAAATTATCTACCGGAACCACAAGCATTTCCCCGAAAAAAGCATATAGGGCTATACGCTCGTACACGCCCCTATACCGAATTTTTGCCTTTAGGTATATTAGGTATTGAAAAAATCTCTATCGTTGCTCAGGCACATTTCGTCAAAAATAGCATTGAAATTTTAGTTATTTTGTATATTGATTTTTACCTCTAACTTGTTCCGCATTTTGCAATAAAAAATGCCCCAGTCCCGAAGGACCAGGGCGTGTGTGATATATTTTTCTCAGAGGTGCAGACTCTCTTCAAAAGCACCATTTCTCCGCTGTTATTTCAGTAGCTTGTTTACTTCTTTCTGGACTTCGGCATAATTGTAACCGGCTGCTTCCAGTTTTTTCTTCCGATCGGCTCCGTTCCCCCATTTTCCGGAAACGACTTCCTTTGCAACTTCAGCTACGGATTTCTTTGTTCTTGTCTTCAGCAGCTCATTCACCTTCTTCTGAACAGTGTCATAATTATAGCCGGCCGCAGTCAGCTTCTTTTTCCGCTCATCTCCGCTACCCCATTTACCGGCAATCACCTCTTTGGCTACTGTCGTTACGTCTTTCTTGTTGGATGTGGTGGTTCCAACCTTTTTGTTGTACAGAGCGGTCAGCTTGGCTTTGGAATTAGTTCCATACTGTCCATCAACCGTCAGCCCATTGTCTTTCTGAAATTTGCGAAGAGCTGAATCAGTGTCAGAGCCGAAATCTCCGTCAGCTCCTGCGGCTCCGCAAGAATATCCAACTTTGATAAGCATTTTCTGCATCGCGGTTACTTCTGATCCGGTATCTCCCTTTTCCAAATAATTCTTCTTTGCCGGAGTTGCATTGGAACTGGCATCTCCACTCACTGCGATAGCCACATGATGATTGTCATTCAGCAGGATATCTCCAGGCTTTAAGCATGTACCGCTTGTCAGATATTTCTGATCGGTGAGAACCTTTGCTCCCGCTGTCTTGAATGCGCTTCTCATGTTATATGTAGTCAAGTAAACGCTAACTGCTTTCATCTTCGGCTTATTCAGACGGTATCCGACTGCTTTCACGATGCTTGCGGTACTCTGGCTGCAGTCTGTTTCGCATGGCTTTTTGATTTTTGATGGATCATAACCATTTGCGGCCAGCTGCTCCCAGAAGGTATAGCGATCATTACTATTCCCTGCAGTTCCCTGGTCATAGCCGATCATATTATTGTTTGCGGCCTGTGTTGCCATCTCTGCAATCAGTGCCGCTACTTCCTGGTCCTCAAATCGTAAAACACAGAGCCAAGGTCTGTTGTACCAGTTGATGATCTGATACTCTGTACCAGTCTGATCGCCCGCCTGGCCTCCTGCATAACGTCCATTTTCATCATGTCCACAATTACTAATTTTCACGCTCACAATTTTTTCCTCCTTTGCATAATCGTTATAGAATGTCTGGCCTCTTGCCGCTCTACTTTCGCATACGCTTTCCCCTGTGTTGGCCGGAATTTCAAACTTCTTTAAAACAACATCGGATGCCTGCCGGATTGTTGTTGCTGATTTGAGAATAGCCAAAACCGGGCTGTAGCTTTCTCTCAGTTCCTTCAGTAAGAAATCCAGCTGCATATCTTCGTCCGCAATGGACACGCCTCTCTGCTTGGCAAAATTCCAAAGACCAGATTTTCTGCCAGGGCTTGTCCACTGGGCCAATCCGTACCCGTACTGTTTTCCGGAAAGCGGATGTAAGAACTCCTCGCAGGAGATCTTTCCGCTGTCGATCGCTGCAGTATAGGTGGCATGGGTATAGACTTTTCCCTTTTCTTTCAGCCGTTTAAGGCACAGGTATTCAACCCGGTTTGTGTAGAAACCATCACTCTCCGCTTCCAGGTTTCCGATCAGGCCGCAAGCCCCAGCTGCAGTCATGCCGGCCTGTCTGAATTTCTTATAGGCTCTTTTCTCCGCCTCAACGTTTATACTCATCTTTCAGCACCTCGCTTTCTCCCCAGTTGTAGGGTGAAACTTCGTCAATAAATTTCCCAAATTCTCTGATTAACAGAATGAAAAAGGTGCCGCCTATGGCAAGCACCCCCACTACGATTTTTGCTACATTCCCCATGTCTACTCCTCTTTGTACTTCTTGCACTGCGTAATAGCCTGGATCACCTTGTCGTATCCCACCATTGATGCCAGCCAGGATAACAACACCAGGGCGATTAAATATACAGCCATCTTTGCATTGATCTGTGCCTCCGTCAGAATGATATATCCCGCATCTACCAGAACTGACAGTACGACTGCAACGAAACCGGCTAAGAAATTGGAGAGGTATTTCTTGTTTACCTCATCCATCAATTTCTTGATTCCCTCTGTGAAGAGTCCTGTAAAAATAGATACGATCAGCAGTAACAGTAAAAAAATCTCTAAGCTCATAAGTTTTCCTCCTCGTTTTTGTTACCGACATTTATGTCGGGGACATATTGTTCTTGGCTTTCTTTTTCGTCTTCTTTCTGCCATTTCCGATCCAGCCGCTTATCTTTATTCGTCCGGATCCAGCCGCAGATTCCACACTCACCTATTGTTGCTGCCACAACAGCGCAGGCATAGGTTTCCGGCATACTTCCATATTCCCGGAAAACCAGGATCATCTGCCAGTTAAACCAAACAAAAAAGGCACCGACCAGAATCAGTACCAGGTTTAAGGTTCCGACCTTCTTTACGGCCGCAACCACTTTTTTAATTTTTTTCATTTCACCTACAGCCTCCCATTGGCCTTTATTACAGGTTACTTTCTGCTCCCCATCAGTTCAGCAATTTTGGCATCTTCGTGCATCGGAATCACTTCCAATGCTCTCATCTCGGGCTGTACAACCGTATGCATATGTCCATTCCCTTTTGCATTTTCGTATTCCTTAAACATAGACCAAAATGCATCTGCCTCCATTTCGCTCCATGCATGAAGCGGATTTTTTTCCGGACTTGTAAAATATCGATGCGACTGCAGAAGTCTGTCTCGAAGTTTGCTACGTTCTCTGCTGATAATGTCCTCTTCAATCTTTTCCAGCTGCTTCTGGTGTTGATCCATGCCTTCTTTCAGCTCTGCAATACTTTTATTGAACTGCTGCTGAATTTCTATGCTCTGCTGATGCCATGATGGGTACATATTTACCTGATCCATAACTTTTTTGAATTGTTCGTTTTTTTCCTTTTCGTGAATTACCTTGTCAGAAAAGTAACTCTCTACTTTCCGATAACACAAAACAAGGAATACCAACGCCGCAATTATAGTAATGCCCCAGCCAATGCTATAATTTCCTACTAGGTTAATTAGATACTCCATTTTCGTATTCCTTCCTCATTTCTTTTTATGGCGTGCGTGTATTGTCGGGCCGGCTCTCCGGTTGATTCTGCTTTTAGGTTTCATTCTTCCAGTCCTTTCTGCAGATCCGCTGCTTCTTTAATCATTGCCAGTTCCTTATCCTCAATAGTTCCATGCTGCAGTAATGCAAGTGCCAGCCGGTCTATAAGTTTCGTCTGTAACTGGATAATCTTCGACTGACCATCCATCACCTCTGCGATAGTAGTTCTCATCCCGATCCCCTCCTTCCTCGTAAATTTGTTTCATGTCTGCGTGCGTCAGGACAAAATCATCCAGAATCTTCTCCTTCAATGCATCGCAGTCACAATATTTCATCATTCCCAAGTAACTCTGCAGTGTGTCTGTTGCCTGCTTAAAAGAAATTTCCTTCACTCTGTACGCTTCTTTCTTTGCCTTCAAAACTCTCTTGATGTGAAGTGTTGTTTTCTTCCTGAGTACCACTTTGTCAGGCCATACCCTGTATCCGACAAATTCAATGCCTTGATTTATTGGCCGGATACAAGTTTTATTGTTTAGCTGCAGTTCCAACTCCGTTTCCAGAAAAGAAGCAATTCTGACTTTCCATTCCTGGAGCTGTGCCTTGCTACTACTGAGAATAATCACATCATCCATGTATCGGACATAACAATGAATTTGCAATTCCCTCTTGCAGAACTGATCCAGTGCGTCCAAATACACATTCGCAAACACCTGTGATAGCAGATTTCCGATAGGCATTCCGACATCAAAAAGACGTTCTTCCAAAGGTACTTCCCCTGGTGAACGTCCTGGCGGCAATCCAAACGGTGTATGTTTGCAATCTATAATTGATTCCAGCAATTTCAGCAACCGCTGGTCCTTAATTTTCTTTGCAAGTATTTTCTTTAGTATCCGATGCGATATCCGGTAAAAATATTTGCTTATATCTAGTTTTAAGTAATACCACTGCTCATCCTTACGGTTCACCTGTTCCAACCAGTATTTAAGCCGAAACATAGCGGTCAGTGGTCCTCTTTCCGGGATACATCCGTAAGAATCCTTGATATATCCCTTAATCAGCATAGGATTGATAACTCTGTATATCGCCCATTGAACAACTCTGTGTTTAAATTTGATGGACATTATCATCCTTTTCTTCGGTTCATACACATAGAAAATATAATATTTGTCTATGGTATACGTCCCATCGTAAACAGAATCTCTAATCTCTTTCAAATTATCCCAGGCGTTGAAATTGAAGAGCATTACATCCTTGTTATATCTCCTTTGATCTGAAGCATCTTCTAAGGCTCCATACAGATTTTCCATGGAGAAGATAAGATCAAAAACATTCTTAATCTTCATGTTGCGTTATCGCTCCTTTGTATTTGACTATGTGTGGCAGCTTTCACTCTCGCTACTTGCGGCCTCCATAGGTGTCTCCTGCTTTGTGTGTCTCCACAGGGACGGCTCTACCCACGCACGAGTAGAACCATTTTTCTCCTTCCACACGGTCGGAGCGGAAATAGACTCCTTTAAATCTCTCGCACTGCCGGCAGTCCTTGAACTGACCGGTTCTGGCATATGAGAGTAAAGCGGAGCGGAAACCGATGTTGCCGTTGGCGTTAGTCCGAGGGTTGTTCAGGTTCACGTTGAACACGCCAGCATTGGAAGTGTTGTTCCAGTTGCCCCCGCAGATCGGCAAACGAAATAGCCTATTCCCGGCGGCACAACCGGATCATTACCGGCTGTACCTTGATTTTGCACTTTTATTCTGTTGTGACGATTTTTGATCGCCGTATACCCATTCTTTATATTTTCCAATCATTCTTCCGATCTCTGCAGAACGGCCTTCCCATTCACTCCTGGAAGATTTTCCTTTCAAATATCCCAGGCGATAGGCTACTCTGATGTGAGACTGGAGTGCTTTGTTCATTTCATCCAGTTCGCTGATGGAAGTTTTCTTGTAGTATGCAACCGTTAATGCCGACGCCAGCTGCGACATTCTGTTCATACAATGAGCTATATCGTCACCTAATAATTTCTGGTGTGCAATGGACCATCTTTCGATGAGAGGGAGGGCGTACACTTCCATATCTTCAATTTTCTGTAATATCGTTAGTCCTTCCTCTTCCATCTCTGCTGTCATATTGTCGGATCTCTGTTCTGCCACATTCTTTCTCCTTTCACCACAAACGCCGCCTTCCCAGGCGGCAATCAGTTTACAGTCCTCAGTTTACAAAAGCGGAGCGGAAACCGAGGACGCCGCTGGCGTCAGTCCGAGGGTGGCCAAGGAGCACGCCGAACACGCCAGCACCGGAAGTGTTGGACCAGCTGCCCCCGCAGCGCGGCAAACGCTCTCCGGAAGTATTTACTCCATGGTAATCTCCACCGTAATCTCCGTTTGGCTCATCCGGATACAGGAGGAGAGCTTTTGCCAACTCCGGAGCTGCTGTAAGTCCTTCGCCAAGTGTCATATTGTTATATGGCAGCCAGTTTCCTGTGTCTTTCGGCGTGATAGTTCCTTTGGTAAGCTGAATCTTTCCAGAAACAACATCCCATTTCAAAGTACCAGCAGTGCCAGGAGCCACCAGCGAACCGTCAGCTGCGATTGCTTTCCATTCTGTAGAGCCAGCCGCCATACTGGTTGTCAAAATCATGCTGTTCGCATACGGAATAATCTGGATTTCGCCATCAACAAGTCTCATGCCAGCGCACCACTCCCATACATTTCCATTCAGATCGAAGATTCCGTCCGGCATCCAGTTGTGGCTCCATGTATCAGGACCAGAACCGGTTGCTACACGAGCGATCTTATTACTATCGTAGTAAGTCGGTGTTCCTTTCTCGTGTGGGTATCCGTGATCGCTGCCGTAGTTATTGTTACCTCTTGGCATAGTGCCGTTCTTTCTACACCACAGAGCGATAGCGCTCCATAAGGAATACGGCATCAGGCCCCATCCAGTTCCTTTGTTTCTGCAGTAGTTGACGGACTGGTCGAAGTTCACGCCGGTCTTCGGGTCCTTAAACGGAAGTGAATATGCTCTGTCATTCATTACAATGTTCTGGAATTTGGAGACATACACAACATCTTTTTCCGCACCACCTACGGAAAATGCCGGATGGATGTTCTCACTTCCTCCGGCAATTACATCTGAGATTTTGAATTTTGGAAACGCAACCATGATGGACGGCATCCCACGATCATCCAGTAAAACTGTGTTCTTTCCTCCGGACAGTGCCTCGACTGCCAGCTTCATATCATCAAAATTTGCCATGATTTAGACCTCTCTTTCCCATAATCTCAGTTCGCAACGATCCATAGAAAAAGGAACCGGCTTCAACTCTTTGATAGTAGGCTGTTCGGTTCCCTCTTCATTCTCTGGATCATAGTTCGGATTTTCTTTTTCTACTTCTGTATATTCCCTTGCAGGAATAATGATCTGTGCAACATACTTGTCGCCTGCATCGGCTCCCATCACCAGTCCACCGGTGTAGTCTTCGCAAATATCGATCACAACCTCATAGTCACGCTCTTTCTTTGAGACATTGAACATCAGCTCTCCATCGTCAAAGTCGATCGTTTTTCCAGATACCTCGTAAGGAATGAAATTCTTTCCGTCTTCCGGTAAATGTGTAATCTTCATCAGTAATACCTCCTCTGTGTTCTTCCCATTTCCATTGCTTCACGGCTTCTGACCGCAGTTACTTCTGCAGCTTCTCTCATTGCCGGGTTGTTGGTGTCGATTCCGTACTTCTTGGCAACATACTCGATGTCTGCCTGTCTTCTTTCGTCCTGGATAATCACATTTGCCATGATTACATTCCTCCTCTCACATACAGGTCCATGGTTACTGATTTCGCAGATCCAGTGTAAGCTACCTTGAATCCATTCAGCAGCTTGTCCGTAAACTCAATATCTCCCACAGCACCACCAGATACGCTGATAACTTCTGCGGTGATAAGATACGTCTTATAATTGCGTGGAGTTTTCAGCTGAATGGTTTTCACTGAGTTGTTAAACGGATATGTCTGGGAATTTGTCAGGGTGACTGTGACTTTCTCACCGTCAAGTCCCTCTACTTTTCTCATAACACTTTTTAGCATCCTGACAGCCTCTGCGCTCATTTCATGTGCTTCCAGGATTCCCTGCTCCATGTGATTGAAATTAGTTGCGCTCTGCTCAGTGCCTTCCTGCAGAACTTCTCCCGGATCAGGGACGTGTTCAATACTTCCATCCGAGTTCTGCGTTTCTTTGTACCGATACGGATTTTCTACGACTTCATCTTTCCAATATGTCGGTTCGTACATTGTGCATACCTCCTTCCTACTCTTCTAAAATGTTGATGGTTACTCGGTAATAAATACCTTCCTTTTTGGATTTCTTGGTGATATTTTCAGCTTTACTCCACCAAAGCTCTCCACTTGTACTGTAAAGCTGTACTTCTGTTACCTTTACCTCGCCGGATACCGAAGGGTTTAATATAAATTCAATCTTTACTTTTCCATCACTGCTAATAGTGATATCTGTAATCTCTGACTGGTAATAGGTGGAATCGATTTTGTATTTGGCATAAGCGACCGTATTCTTCACATGATTTCTGAATCCAGCCAGTGCCGCAGCTGATAACATTGCTACTCCTCCTTTTACAATTTTCTTTTGCTTCCGCAAGCACGATACAAAACTTCTGCATTTGTGCTATCTACCTGCACATTCAACGCTCCTGGTTCTATCTCGGCCAGAAAGCTCCTATCTGGCTTTGTGCCAGAAATAGGATAGGGAAACTCGACACCTTTACCTTCTGACGAAGCCTGCAGCTGTAACGCAGTCAGACGGGCATCGTATGCTCTATCTGGTTTGGTTCCAGCTACAACATAAGGAAATTCCCTACTCATTCTGTTCGCAGTCACAATAACAGAACCATGTTCCGAAATCCCTACCCAATTAACTTGCGGATATGTACCTGCTTTTCTTCCTCTTGCTGTCATTCGATAAGGGAATTTCTGCGGCTTAGGATCTGCCCGAATTTTGATTGTTGTTGGAGTATCAAAAACCACTCGGAAACTTTTTTGTGCCTGTTTCACCTCGTTCACCAATTTTATAATCTGATCTAAACTGGCTTCCGAAGTTCCAGGGCTTACGCTGATTTCAAAGGTATGAGGTGCTGTGTTTTCAATTAGCTTGACATCTCTTTTACACAATTCTTTCAGCAGCATCTCAATTCTGGCCGGATTCATCGGCTTCCTGTAGTTCCTTTTTGAAATAACTCTGCTCCGGCGTTCTTCAATACTCAACGCTTCATTGGTCGGCAGCCCATAGCTTTGCTCCCAATAGGGAAGGGACCAGGTTGCCGTTTCCGGAAATGCCTGCTCCCTTAATTCGTTAATTGTGTCCTGCGCCAATGACAGAGGTACGCTCATAACCTCGAAAATCCATTTTCCCACATATGAGTTGTCATAAATGGGGGAAATCATACCCATCATGTCCCTTGCAAGTTCTCTGGTTGGGAAGTTCTCTAAATCAAACATTTAGCTTCCCTCCTTCACCATGACAGACTTTGTGTTCGGATACTGATCCAGTTTGATTTTGATGTTTGAAATGCCGCCATTCATAAGCAACTCCTCAAAATCATCAACACCGGGCGTATTGGTAAGTACTGAATGTACCCAATTGTATTTCACTTCTCCTTCCGAATTTACGGTCTTGTAATACTTCGCAAGGCCAGTTTTGAAATCTTTTAGGACTTCTTCCTGGGCGTATCCATCTTCCAGTTCAATACTCTTGATGGTATAATCTATCTCTACCAGCTCCGGAGCGGAAACTGTCAAAATAGTATTCGGCGGTGCAAGCCTGTCCAGCGGGCTTTCAGGACTCATTATGTAGTTATATACTGCTTTCTGGAGTGTTTCGTTTGCAGCTTCTCCGTTTCCGTCAAGCACGATGATCTTTACCGTTTCTGGTCCGTTCCATTCCGGTACAACAATGGCTGTTCCTATTCCGGCTACCGACTCAGCCCAGCGTTTGTAATCTGACTCATTACCGATATAAGAATCATCCATCTGCTCATTTGCCTCCATGATTCTCTCTCTCAGTTCATCGTCCGTCTCTTCCTCTGTACCGCCGGTTGCTTTTACAGGATTGGTGATTGATATAATTCCCTCTACCGGAACTGACATCATCGTAATTGTATTTGCATTCACGTTTGATTCAACGCCGGCAATCATCGCTCTGGCGATTACAGTTCCAGTGCCATTTTCGTTCAGTACGCACGCCTCTTCGGTGGCAAATTCTATAGACTCCACTTCTTCTGTTGCTGGTGTCGCAAACACCGTTCCTGTTGCTATAATAGTTCCTGGTTCTCCGGTAATTTCAATCGTAACACTGGCAAAGTTCGGTGCTTTTCTCGCTAACCTTGCCATATTTGCAAGGTAATCAAGAAATTCTCCACTGCTCCACTGTGGGAACATCAACTTCAATGTTTCCGGGATGTAATATTCCAGCAGTTCCGATGCGATCAATGCTGTTGGCCTGGTGAAATCCCATGGGAAACCAGCCTCCGTTTTGTCAATATCATCTGGAAGCATATCCATCATTCTCTGATGAATTGTATCTACATCGCAATCCTGCAGAAATGCAGGCAATGTAAAGTCTTCTGCCATCTTAGCTCACCCCTTTCTCAAAGACAGTTGATATTGTTTCTTCCTCTTCCCACTGCGCTCCTTTGACTATGAACGAAACCACCGCATCTCCAGAGCTGTAATCAAAAATAAAATTGCGGACGTACTCTGTTGCCGGGTGAACCAGCAACGCATCAGTAATCGTCCGCTCAATCTCGCTTTCCCTTGAATCCTTGTCCGGGAAATCCTCCATATCTTCAAACTCGGTGCCAATATCATCGCTATACGCCAGAAATGCTTCCCTTTCTGTCTGAATAACTTTCCAGCACCACTGCATAAATGCTTCCCTGCCGTCTGCACGAACCATTTTATTTGATCCGTCTCTCACGAAATCTCCCTTGTCGAAGTCAAACGCCACCGAGGAGCGGTATCTTTCTTCGTATTCGGGATCGTCCGGTATCTCCGGCAGGTCAAATACCGGAAATAACTGGTCTGCCATAAATCCTCCTTCCTATGATTTCTTTACTACATCGACTACAACAGGAGTATTCTTTACCCATGTTACAAGAACGGTATCTCCAGCTTTCACCTTTGGCAAAGTTACTGAATGTTCGTGGCTTCCGTTTCCGGAATTGTGTCCTCCGTGGCTTCCTCCGGAGATATTTATTTTTAATCCGGAAACCAGTCGTCCAAGGTAATACTCTCCTTTGGGAATAGGAATAGGGAACATATTAGTTGTCAAACTTCCGTCTTTTCCTATGACACCGAAGTCTGGCTCTATGTCCCCTATTCCATCTTCCATAGTTTCTTTTATTCTTTGCTGCAATACTCTTGCCAGCTTATTCATTCCAGGATTTCCTCCTGCGGTATCTGCCACGGCTTCACCTCCTACTCAAATGTGCCTTCATCAACCCATCCGTAAACATTGCTCTTGCTATCCATGTGTACTAAATGCCATGGATGAGCTTTTCCGTTGCCTGCGCAGTTCGGTCCTAACGTAATCTTTGCCTTTCCTGCAGTTGCTCTATAGCCTCTTGCATCTGACCAACTGCTATCGTAATGTGTACCACCTTTGAAATTCACGACATCTCCTACTTTGTATGTCTTCTTTTTCGTAGTGCCTGGCGTTTTCTTCTTTGGTGCTGCGGTAGGATCGGCTGTCTTTTTAACATCCATAGTCATCTGACCATTTTTAGCATTATGCTGAATGCTATTTATCAGATAATATCCGTTCAGAGAACCGACTTTTGCATGGATTATATCTCCTTTCCGGACGCATGGAATATCTGGTGCAATAAGTTTACTGGTAACTTTCGGGCTTCCCTTTTCTTCCAGGATTTCTTTTGCTTCCTTCTTGGCATCATCCAGCTTATCGCTCTTTGAATGAGTGATAATCGTCTGAAACACTCCGTACTGCGTCTTTCCATTAACGGTTGCTTCTACCTTTGCTGCTTCATCAGATTTTCCGGAAGAAACAATTTTTACCCTTGTAACCAGGTTTGCAATACTAATCTTGTGGCTTACCTGAGAGGAAACATCACCAGAAAAATGATAAATGTCTGTGTTGCTGCCCTTTGCGATAACCTGAACCTTTGATTCTGTGCTCCGCACTATTGCAGCTCCTCCGCCTTTTTTCTTGGCTTCATCCAGTACTTCCCGGATAATGTCTCCCAGTTTTTTGTTCTTCAGTAGTATCTTCTTGTGTGCTACATTCGGACCGGTGTACTTTGAAATGGTAATGCCCCATGATTTGAAAATTGCTGTCAGAATACTTTTTGTCTTTTTTCCGGAAGCAAAATAAACATTGTCGCTGCTTTTCTGCAAATTAAAAAGGTTGTCATAGGCAACGACATTAAAAACATCATCACTTTTTGAAACCTTTCTTTCACATTCCACGATATTTCCCATGGCAACAATGCCCTTTCCGCTCCCCCAGTAGGCCTTCACTACCACAACAGAGTTAATTTTTACAAGAGAAGAAAGACGTTCTTTGTTGTACAACGCATTATACATATTGAAATGTATCTTCATTGCCAGCTCATCTTCGTTTTCTTCCCAGCCAAGCTCCTCAACCGCCTGAGTAATATTCAGCTGCAACTTCTTTTCAGTGATAACAATTACCGTATACGAAACATTATTTACATTTATCAAGAAACCACCTCCTACTTCTTTGGAATAGTTAGCTTCGTTCCTGGATAAATCCAATGTCCGTTATTGGATGATTTCCTGCCATGTTTCTTTGCAGCTGCTTCGATTTTGCTTTTATTCAGCTTATAGATTTCCGGGTATCGTGAAGCTTTGCCGAGTTTCTTCTGAGCGATTCTGCTTAACGTGTCTCCGGATTTGATCGTGTAGGTTGTTGTCTTACTTCCGGTCGTGGACTTCTTGTTGCTTTTCTTCGATGCCGGCCGTTGAGTTTTGGAAGATGTTCCGATTTTCAGCTCTTTCGTTGTGTAAATCTTAATCTCCCTTGCAATAATGAATTTGATATCATAATAAAAATCACCGAGGCCACCGGAATATTTGCCTTTGAAGCTGGAAATGTAAACGCTGTAGTTTATACAGGTTCCTGTTACCAACAATTTACAAATGGTTCCATTGTCTCGGTACTGCTCCATTCGTTTAATCAGCGTATTGGGATCAACCCACGATGATACAAATGGATAATTTTTTCTCGCTTTCCCCGGGAAGATTCCGGACCATGATATTTCCTTGATTCCCTGTCCCCTGGGGATTTTTACGTCCCCCAGGGATATAATAGAATAGGTCATGAACTTTGCATCTGCCCCAAGAGTAATTTTTTCCGGCATCATTGGAAACTGAGTAACAGCCCCGCCGGAAGGTCTGATCGATGCATTCATCTCTTACGCCTCCTGTACTGCCGGCATATTGTTGAAGATTTCTGATCGTCCTGGATGGCTCTCTGCATATCCACTGATAAAATTCCCCACTTGCTAAGAAGCAGCTTAATGACTGTTTTCAGTGCCATTGCCTCGAAATCTGTGGTCCACTTACTTGACTTCTTGCCTTTGTTCAGATCATATCTGTACGCCTGGGAATACTTTCTTGCATGATTATCCACTGCTTTCTTTGACATATACAACTCCTGGCTGTAACCAGTCTTCAATCTAAACCAGGCATAATATCCAGCCACATTTGCTTCATCTCCTGCATCTCTCTGCTTGCAATTACTGAAATCTTCCACAAACTTAATCTCGCCTGTTATTGGGTTGTACGATTCCAGCTCGTCCTTGTATACAACTGCATAATTCATTCGCTCATAGTATCCCGACCGGATTGCCAACTGAATAAATCCTTTGTACATCATCTGGAACTGAGCTTTCGGGATTTTCTCCCAATCTTTCTTCTTCGGATTCCAAACGCTCTCGTTATACGGAACGATTGCTGCAAATCCGAGGTTGCTGTCTATCGGAAGGTCATATGTTGCTGCTACAAATGCAGCTCCGATAATTGAATTGGCAGGGCATTTCTTCAACTGTGTACTTCCTGATACCGTATTTGTAATCGAAGCCATAAACTGAGGAGCTTTCTGCCCTAAGACTTCCCCGAATTTTTCTTTGATCTTGTCCTGTGAAAGCAGCTGTTTCACCTGTTTTACTACCGGAACTACTGGTGCTGCCTGCGGCTCTGCCGGCTGCATTCCTGTTTGATCTGCCATTCTATTCTTCCTCCTTCTCTGCTGTCTTGAACGATTCTCCAATCAGCTCGCAAAATTCTGTTACACTCATGTCTTCTATACAATCTTTGCAAACCGGGCCTTCTGGAGTATTCATATACTTGTCACCTTCATAAATTGGCTCCTTGCACCATTCGCAGGTATATATAGATTTCGGCTCTTCAGCGTTCGGGCATCTGCTGTCACATGGATTTTTTCTACATACTGCACACATACCTATTCACCTCTTAATTCTTCCCACACGGCTTTTCCCCAGTTAAAAATAAAAATGGTGAACGGTAATACTAACCATTCACTCCCTATTGCGTCATAACCCCGCGCTCGATATGCATAATCTACGGCCCACTTCGTGAGAAGAATACCAACTACAATCGGTATCCAATTTTCCTTCAGTAACCGTCTAACCTTTCTCATCGTATCCTCCTATTTGCCTTTCAAAGCTTTATCACTCATTATTTTAAATTCACTTATTACCTCTGCGATGCCGTCAAGATATTCAGATATCTTTCTCACCGCTTCTACCTCATCGTCCCTTATCTTTCCGTCCTGGGATATTTCAAGCAGCTGATTTTTCATATTCTCCAGCTCATCTTCTCTCAAAGCTTTTAATAATCTCACGGTCACGCTGCATATATTTTTCTCTTCCGTTGCAAGCGGAAGGAATCCGCAGATCGGACATTCATTCTTGCAATAATTGCTCAGGAGCCAAGGTGCGTTGTACAGATCCGCCATTATCAAAACCTTGTCGGCTGGCACTCTTTTAACATTTCCCAGCTCGTAGTCTGCCAGCGTATATGCCGCAATTCCTATAAGCTCCGATGCTCTTTCTCTGCTTTCCAGCCTTGCATCCCATTCTGCCGCCTGTTTTCTGGCTCTAAAATACGGATTCTGGTTTTCTTTTATAGGGTTCCGTCCCATTCTCATTTACCTTACTTTCACTTATAATTTAATCAGTACCTACAGGAACGGCCGGTACTTCCACTTTTAACTGTTCATTGATTTTCTCGATCACTGGCCAATCAAGTGCGTGGCCGTTCAGCACCAACGATACCTTGTCTCGATTGAATCCGATGGACTTGCTCAGCTCGCTGATATTCATTTTCTTCACATACAGTTTCGCTCGCACTGCTCCACACCATTCATCAGACGGAAGCTGCGGCTTTTCCGGAAGCACGTTCACTTCCAGAACTTCGTTAATTTTCTTTGCGATATCCAGGTAATTATCCTTTACGATCCGGCCGCTGATAAGGGCTGTTATCGTTGTATAGCTGTAGCCGATTTCATCAGCTACACTCTGAAGGTTCATTTCCTTCCTCGCAAGCGCAACTCTTATTTCCTTGCACCATTCAGAAATGGGGACAGTAGTATTGCTCATTTGCATCGATCTCCTTTCTTGCATCTGCGATTCGCATTTGCATTTTTTCCGAGTGCGTGCTATAATACAAATACGAGTTATTACGAACACGCAATCACCATGAAACAGATTTTAAATCATAGGCTCGCAACCACGAATAATAATTTGTTTCATGGTTATATTATAGCACGAATCTGCGTATTTGTAAAGATTTTACCTCGTATTTGCGTATATTTTTACACTTGGAGGTGTCTAATGGAAATCATTGAACGCATATCCGATTTACTCGCAGAGCGTGATAAAACGGCCATAGAATTGTGCAAGGTTCTCGATATCCAAACATCTACTATGTCTACATGGAAAACCAGGAAGAAAGATCCTCCGGCTCGCTATATGCCGGCCATTGCAAATTTTCTTTGCGTTTCGCTGGATTATCTCCTGACCGGTAAAGAACGTCCCGCTGTCATTGAACAGCCAGAAGTTCAAGAGCCGAAGCTTTCCGCAATGGACGAAGAACTTTTGGATTTATTCCACGAACTTCCCATGAGCAAGCAATATGAATTTATGGGAGAAATTAAGGGCTTCTTGCGTGCTGTCGAGGACTCAAAGAAATACGTTGACGAAGGGAAAAGATTATCCGGCTGAGCTGGTATCGCAAAACTCGGTACTGACAGGAGGATGCTTTATGCAACATAACGCAACCAAGTATTTCGCACTTGCAAGAACAGAAGAGATGGCCGGGCATGACGCACCGGCCATTCTTTTTTACCTTGCTTCATTCTGCGCAAGTCTTAATTGCTGTGACACCCAAACTTTGTACAGGACAACCGCCAAAATCCAAAGGCTGCAGGCCCGTATCTCTTTACCTGATGAATCCCTAATTGCCATGGTTCACTCTTACGGTCCTCTCTCGGATGAAGCGTGTCAGCTCTCTCTGCTTCAATCTCTAAGTGGAGAGTTGCCGGCTGTCCTTACCTAACGAGGAGAAAACAATGGAACTACTAAACGGAAATGAGAAATTTACTCTCGATGGAAATGATACTGGAATATCTGTCTCTGAATTTTGGAGCTGGGCTTATTCTGATCTGCTCAACAATACGCTTCGAGGGGTACTGGCAGAATTTCTCGTAAAAAAGTCATTCTCATTTTTACCCCCCCCCCGAGAAATTTTGAGGACTGACTGGACGCCTTATGATCTATCCAGCCCTTCCGGGAGAAGGATTGAGGTAAAATCTGCCGCTTACCTTCAATCTTGGACCGAGGACTACTTTTCACACATTATTTTTGACATCGCACCAAAGCGAGCATGGAATCCGCAGACAGGTTATTCTCCTGAGCGGAGCCGCCATTCTGACCTGTACGTCTTTTGCCTGTATACTGCCAGAAGTCGCGAGCAATCCATAAGAAATCTTGATCTCTGGGAATTTTATGTATTGCCTACTTCTGTTCTGGATCAGCAAAAGCCTAACCAGAAAAGTATAGCTTTAAACTCTCTCCTTTCTCTGGAGCCGATAAAAACAAATTTCCAGGATCTTGGAAACATTATCGAAACCATTGCATTGTGACAGGAGATGATCTATTGAAATTACCGAATGGCTATGGAAGCGTAACTAAATTATCCGGAAACCGGCGTAAGCCATATCTGGCCAGAGTGACTCTCGGCTGGGTCATAAATGAAGAAACCGGAAAAGCAGTACAGAACAGAGTTCCTATCGGGACCTTTAAGACTAAAAAAGATGCTCTGCAGGCATTAGCTGAGTACGGAACTAACCCCTACGACATTCAGAACAATAACATGACCTTGGCCGAGCTTTACGAGAGATGGACAGCAGCTTACTTCCCTACCCTAGAAAGTGATTCTTCTTCCAGGACAATAATAGCTGCCTGGAGATATTGTCACGCCATACAGGGGATGCGTGTAAAGGATCTGCGTGCCCGCCACATAAAAGGAATCATGGAAGACGGATATGTAATTCAAAACCGGGGCAAAGATGCCGGAGCTAAGGTGCCTGCATCTCCTGGAACGAAATCCAGAATAAAATCCATGTTTAACCTCATGCTGGACTATGCTATGGAATATGATCTTGTCTCAAAAAACTATGCTCGTACCTTTGAACTTTCAAATGACATTATCAAAGAAAAAGAGGACGCAAAGCGTGGCCATATTAACTTCAATGATTCTGAGATGGAAACCCTTTGGAGTGCTGCTGACAATATTAAATTCGCCGACTGGTTGCTTATACAGTGTTATATGGGATGGCGTCCTCAAGAAATGGGACTCTTGGAATTAAAAGACGTTGACTTTGAAAAGTGGTGTATTACCGGCGGTATGAAGACTGAGGCCGGTAGGCACCGTACCGTCCCGATTCACACTCGTATTCGGGACCTGGTAAAAAGAAATTATGACGAAGCAGTTTCTCTCGGAAGCGACCGCCTCTTTAATGATCCAGAGGCTACCAAGGGCGGTATGAGAATCACCTATGACAAATACGCTGGGCGTTTTAACAAGGTCGTTGCCGCACTGCACCTTCGTTCCGAACATCGGCCGCATGATCCACGAACAACATTCATTACGATGGCAAAAAAGGCGGGCGTAGATGAGTACGTTGTGAAACGTCTTGCCGGTCACAAGATCACAGACGTAACCGAGGCGGTCTATACAATCCGTGATATTGAGTGGCTCAGAGACGAGATAGAAAAAATGCCGTAA